GTCAGCCTTGGTTTGATCAGCAGTAGCACCGCTCTCAATGCCATCCAGCTTTGTGCCATCCGCAGCAATATCACGCCCATCAACATTCCCGCCAACCGTAATATTACCAGTGACGTTGATTGCGGTCAGCGCAGTCGTACCCTTCAACAAGCTCTCAAGCGTGTCAAAGTTACCATTTAAGTAGCCGCCCCAGACATCCTCATCATCTCCGACTGTCGGCTTTGCAAAACTATATGTTGTTGTATAAGCAACCATTTTTCAATCCTTATGCCGCTCTCGTTGGTAACTCTGTCCAAGTTACGCTGTCGTCAGATAGTGGTGTCCAAGTATCACTGGGATCAGCTTGCTGCGTCCAAGTATCGGTAACGTCCGCATCTTCTTCCCACTTCAATCGTGCGTTTGCACTTACAGATGATAACATAGAAAGTGAGCTTGATGTAGACACAACCTTGCTGCCAACCACAGCCACAGATGAAGCAGGCGCAATCAAAGACGAGGCGTTCGCAGTGATTGCAACAGTTGGCGTAAATAATGCTTCAGCCTCTACAGTTGGCGCTGCCTCACGAACCCTTTGCACCGCGTCCGTGATACTAAGCGCTGGGCTAACAGTGACGCTGCTTGTTGCAACACGAACTACATCCGCAGAAACTGTGAGGTTTGGAGACACGATGACAACGGCACTCGCAGTCTTAAATCCAAGCGTGTCAATACTTGACGCTGCCGTGACCGCAGCACTGTCCTCACGCACACGCTCCATCGTTGAGATTACGCTTGAAGACGATGAAGCAGTACCACTAGCGTTACGAGCGCGTTCTACAGTCGCAACAAGCTCACCAACGCAATCCTCGCTCACTGCGCCTTGATGTATGCGCTCCGCACCACAACTAGACCCACTAGACGCTGATGACGTTGCTGACGTGCTTCTTATAGCGCCAACTGATGTTGATACTGTAAGCTGTGGAAAGACAACTGTGGATGCGCCTGCGGTGCGGAAACCAAAAGTATCAACTGATGACGTAGCACTAACGGCAGAACCAGTTGTGCGATCTCTTTCATACCCTACCGCAACAGAGGCTGTTGAAGTGACTGATGCCGACCCAATTAACGTAACACGACCAGATGCTGTTACAGAAGCAGAGGCACTTACTGTAGCAGACGCATCTTGAACTGTGCCATCATAGCCATAAAGACTGCGACCGTATAAACTGGAGCCGTAACCAGCCATTCAATTAATCCAGTGTTATATCTAAATCTCCACTAGGAACACGGAATACGTCACCAGTTTCAATTGTTTTGCTTGTCGTTAGCGCAGCGTGTGCCAACAAGTTACCAGAAGATGACGCATCAAACACGCCGATATGCGTTACTGTGCCATAATTCGCAGTCGCTGTTGGGTATTCAATCGCAGCATTATTAGACGCTGTATTGCCGCTTACAGTAAACGTAACAGACTGACGCGCATATGCACCGCCCGATACCTCTGTGCCGCCACCTGTATCAGATGGTGCAGCCGTAAACAGTGCTAAGTACCACACAGTCGGGCGCGTACCGCCAGAACCAGTAAATGCCCATTCAAGCACTTCTGTTTCTAAGTAGTTAGAAAAACTCATGTTGATCTCCTAGATATATCTGATCTCGTTATACACTATTTTACAGCGTTTAGTAAGTGTTGACCTGTATTCTCATGCCGCTACTTGATTGGCTTGTTTTCAGGCTTACACGGTTGATATCTGCAACTGCTTTTGCATAGAGGCTTGACCATACCGCTACACGCTCATCCTCGCCAAGATATGGCGCTGCTTGCATCAGTGATCCGTACAAGTATGCATCTGGCGCATCCCCCAGCAACCAGTTGGTTGTTTGACTTGCTGATAGCTTGGGAATTTCTTGGTAGTAAATCAGTTCCATTGTGTATGTCGGATCTGGCGTTGGGAATAGCTCAAATGTCTCGCCAATGTGGGCATACAGTGTTGGGCGACCTTGCGTGTTCTGATTGCTTTCGCGCCGCGTCATCATGTCGTTGAGCGTCGTCATCTCCAGCTTAAACGTGTCACCCGTTGTGATGCCGAAACGTACTGTCTCCAACCAATCAGCAGGGACTGCGCTGTATTGGCTATCCAATGCGCCTGATGACCGCTCAATCATCTTGTAGTGACGTATCTCACGCTCCATTTGCTTTTCTGCAATGGTGATGAAATCAGGTATGACTGACGTTAGATCATCCCGATCTAGCCAGTTTGCTACCGCTGTTTTTAGCTCTGAGTATGTTGTTATAGCCATTATTGCTCGCTTTCTTGCATAGCTGCCATCGGAACCATCGCAGCAATCACCCAATTAGGCGCGTTTAGCTTTCTAGCCTTTTCTATCATTTTACCAGTGACTTTTCCACCAGATAGAAGGTCTTGCGCAAATCGCATCGCCGCTTCCCGACCAAATCTACGCTCTACCTCTAAGAAACTATCAACTGTCTCTACGTCTATATCTTCAATACGCTGCTTGGCGCGTTTTGGGCTGGCCTCATACACTTTGTAATCCGCACTGTTCATCAACAATCCACCACCTGTACCTTTGGCGCGTTGTTCTTCTGCCAAGTTACGGAACAATAGGTTTGCTGGGATGCCACGCGATCCCGACAAGTAAGTATCTGAACGATCCTCTAATTTGTCATATCCATATCCGTAAGTTGTAGACTGATCTGGGCGCGTTTCTAATACGCCTTTCTGCACATCAGGTGTAAACCCTCGGTATCCTGTCGTACCCCAATCCATACCTAACTGCGCAGCATCTGCCACCGCCAGACGCGCATCTTGTACTTTCGGTATGCCTAGCTTGTGCAGCGTTGCTTTATCCAAGCCCTTCAAGAAGTAAGCCCGATGTGTACCGCTAGGAAGATTTGCAATGTATTCTTGCATTGCGCGAGGATCAGATACGCTCGGCGTATCAACATAAGGCTTTGTCGCTACAGATTGCGTTTTCTTAGAGCCGTCTTTATTCAAGATTGGGTTGCCATCTGCGTCACGCTTTACAATAACTTCTGGCTTACTGATGTTGCGGATCATTTCATCAGCTTTTGCCACATCGCTCGGCTCAATCTGCGCTGACTTCATCATTTCACCGAAAACCATGCCCTCATGCAATGAAAAGTCGGATGATTTCTCACCCATCAAAACACTCATGACATATGGATCAACGCTGCGCTTTGCTTCTTTTAGCTTACTCTGCGTTGCACTCAGTGCGCCTGCATAGCCCTGACCGGGGATGTCTGTAAACTCAAATCCAGCTAGACTTTTTTGCGGTGTCTCAAAAACCATGTCATTCACTGAGGTGATCGTATGTCTGCCTGATTGATCTCCTACAATGCTCATCACGTCACGCCCTAACAGACCTGCGATTGTGCCGCGCTCTACAGGATCAAGACGCTCATCTGACAAAATACCTGAGCTTCTGTGCTGAGAAAGTGCCACTGGTTTTTGCGTTGTGATGTTTGTGACGTTTGACATTGGAACGACAGGTTCACCTTTTACAATTTCCTCTGCTGAAGGAAACTGAGAAAGATATTCTGCAATATTTGCTCCGCTACGCTCATAATCTGTGCCAGCAGCACTTAAAGAACGTACTGGTCTGCTGCGCGTAAAAGTATCGCTGATGCCCTCTAAGTCACCCGACAACAGGCTGCGAGTTAATCCAATGGCATCCGCTGATGTCTTTGGCGCTACACGACTTGCTGTTTTTAATGCACCACCAACTACAGGTACAGCCGCAAGCAATCCCTCTGCTACGCCCATAGCTGTGTTAAAACCCTCTATGCCAGCACTTTTATAATCACCTTCTCGGACGTAAGGCATGATCTCTTGGCTGGCAATTTTAGCTTCTTCTAAACCAATAGCCGTTCCCAACGCAGGCGTATAATCTGCTGCTGTTGCCGCATCTGTAGCTTTGCGCAAATCACCAGTTTTATCCAAAACGTAGTTAAAAATACCCTCGCGGATTGCACTACGAGATGCATTTGCTTCTAACGCTGCTTCTAAATCATCCGCTGAATAGCGATCAACTGGCATCGCGTGAAAGTCCCGGCGCTGACCATCTGGCGTGTAAATTGTATCAATACCGCCATATTGACCAAAGTTGACATCACCAAAAGTCGCCGCCGCTTCTTCACGCAACAACGCTTCTTCTTCTGGTGTTCTGCCGCCTAAAACTTGAAACAGGTTCATTACCACTTAACCTTGTTCGCCCAGTATGCCGCACTCATCTTGCCCTTGGAGATGTTCTTGGCATGTCTTGCTTTGAATGATTTGGCGCGTTTTGTCATTGTTTTATCGCCTGTCTTACCCTGCTGACCAAAGCGGATCGTCTTTACCTTGTCACCTTCCCTTGCCACAACAACGTGTGATTTAGTTTTGTGACTAGGTGTGCGTTTGGGCTTGTTGTAGCCACTAACGCCCGCTCTGGCTAATCTGGGGTCTTTAGGCATTACAATCCCATCGCCTCAATAAATGTCTGCAACTCCAATGGGCCAAGACCTGTCGGATCATATCCAGCATTACGCATTCTTTGACGCATCGCTTCCTCTGATCCACCAACTGCACCCATTTCTGGTACGCCCTGCGCAGGTGCTGCGGAAGGTATAGTTAGACCTGTTGCAGCTTGTGCCATTGGTGCAGGTGGTGCTGCTGGTGTATTTTGTGCATATGCTGGATAATCATACCCATAATCTTGCGCAGGCGTTGGAGTAGGCGCGTTATGACCTGCCATTACTGGCCCCGGTACGTTTAAATTATCTGGACGCAGCATAGGACGCAGGCCTGATAAAGCATTGCGTGTAGCCTCTGGAACCGCACCATTTGTGCTTTTGACTGATGCCTCTGCTTTGATCTTTTCGTAAGGTGTACGCTCGCCAAACTCTTGACCGCTTAAAGCATGTGCCAAGTTAGCCATTAAACTATAGCCGCCAGCGCCACGATACATCCCCCCAGATGCATGACGCCCACCACGGTCAAACATATCCTCATAATCACGATAACCTAGAAGTTGGGCTAAGAAAGGACGATCCGCGTCTCCTTGCCCGCTAGAACCACCATCTGATCCACCACCGAACCCAGACAAAAGGCCACGCCGTCCTGTCTGACCAAAACCTCTTGATTGACGATATTGCGCCTCACGGCCTGCGCCTTGTGTGCGACCTAGTGTTTTTGCTGTGCGATCGTAATAATCATCGTCGCGTTCTTTCAGGCCAAGGCCCATTGATAGATCATCAAGTAGTCCCATTACTTACCCCTTTGCTAAACACTTACCAGCCATTGCGCATTTGCTAGGCGTTGGGCAATTTGCACAAGGTTTAAACTTCGCGGATGATCCGTATTTTCCTGTTCTCATTTCTTTTTCTTCTTTGCTGTTTTGGCTGCTGCTTTAAACGCCTTGGCAGTAGGCGCACCTTTGGAGCCAGCCTTGCGCATTTTCTCGCCAGAACCAGCCTTGATCCGCTTGCGTTTAGCGTGAATGTTGGAATACAAACCTTTTTTGGGCATAGGCAACTCCTGTGTTAGCTGCACCTTACCACACTAGGCTATGCCGCGCAAATTCCTTCTGATTGGCTCACCCCAATCGCTTTCCCTGCGATAACCTACCGCAAGATACCTAAACGCATCTGCGCCGTGTGATGTCCAATCGTGTAGCGGTCTACCTCGCCAAGTCTTCAGCTTTTCATCAAAGTCTCTGCGATACTGCCGTAAAGCCTCTATGCCTCTGGTGCAGTTATCAGCATCAAACCAGCATTTAGGGATCATGGTACGCGCAGCCTGTATGCCATCCTCTACCGCTAGTTTCGGCGCAATCTCAATGTTCCGTATGCCCAGCGCGTCAAGCGTTTCAAGCCTGCTTTTCCCTGTTCCCAGTTCCTTGACTTGTACATCATGCGGCAGAATGTGTTGCTCGTATTGATATTCTTTGTCCAAGAGAACTTTTGCATAGTGATCTAATCCTACTCCGCTGTTTTCGTAATAGTCTATAATCCTGATTTCTTGGCCTACGAACTGAGCAAACCATATCGCTGTACTATCGCCTATGCCCAAGTCCCATGCTGTGATGACAGATGCTGCACGATCATACGGCACACGGGTAATACGCCCATCCTCTGTGGCCTCTTTCATTTCTTTTGCGTAGAAAGCCCCTTGGATTGCCGCTTCAAAGCTGCACTCAAATTCTTGCTCGTAGCGGTCATCGCCCATTGTACGTCTTGCCTCATCAAGTTCCTCTTGATCCAAGATTGACGTTTCTGATGCTTTGAGCATTGCGGTGAACCAGTTAGGATCGTCTTGTGCTTCATGCCACAGTTCCCAAAACTCGTTCTTTCCTTTAGGCGTTGAGATAAAGGTAGCAGAGCCGCGTCTGTCTGCCAATGCGGGACGGATAACATTTGACCACGCTGACGCAGGGAAATCTGCCATCTCATCTAGCACCACTGCATCAAAGTACAGCCCACGCATTGCGTTGTAGTTATCTGCACCAAACAATCGGAACCGCGCACCGTTCATAAAGTCTATGCGCAATTCACTGTGGTTTACTTTTATCTCTGGAATATCTCTGGTGAACTCCAATGCATAATCCCATGCGACTGCTTTGGCTTGGGAAAGGTATGGAGCAATATATGCTACCCGTACATTTGGGCGGTCTATTTCAAAGCAAGAACGGATAAGATCGTTAATGGCTGCTACGGTTTTGCCAAAGCGTCTGTGTGCTACGATGATCGCAAAGCGTTCTTTTCTGTTATGGAATGCTCTGATCTGATCGCGTGGTTTGTAGTCTATTTCTTGATCTACTTCTACTACTCGCGCCATTTGAGCCTAACCACATGCTGCACTTCACCCTCTATCTCTGCTTTGACCTGCATTGGTAGTACCTTGCCCATGAGGGACATAAAGGCTGTAGGGTTTTGTTCTGCTTGGAACTGTAGGTATTCAGTCATGCCCTCTTTTTTTGCTGCTTCTATGAAGCGAGGGTCTACGTCTTTCTTACCTGCGTATCTTTCATCTACGATATGCTGACCTGCACGATGGGCCGCATCAAGTATGGCATCTTTAAGCAATCTGTTTACTTTGTTTGGCTTTCCCTTACGAGAACCGCCAGTAAGCACTTTGCTTGAATGTTCTTGTTTCGTACTCATAGTACCGTCCATAGTGGGTGCGTCTATATGTTGTGTATATTAGTGCATTTGTGTGAGAAATAAAAGACCCCCTGAACGTGACCGCGCTCAGAGGGCCAGTGAGGAGAGCCAGTGTATGGAGCTACACAAACCAACAGGGAGGGAGAGAGGTTGGCTCTTGATGAGAAGGTAACACACTTTTGCTTATAAAAAAACCCCAGCGCATTACACGCTGAGGCTTTCTGTATCTAGCTCACCTGCGACCAAACAGGCATGGCAACCAAAACCCAAACGAGGTGTACAATGAATGCATTCCTTTTGTATCAATTTATTTTGATGATTACAAGCATTTTATAAAAAAGCCCTCACAGGAGTTATCTCAACTGCGAGGGCTTTTTCTCCAACGAACCGTAAGCGACCAAACCCACGGGCATTTTAAAGTTTATCTGCTCTGATGTTATCAGTCAACTTCCTTACATTGTATGGCCCTCGCGTCCCACGAAATATGATTTCATCTATTGGGCCTGATAAGCCACGCCTTTCTTGTAATGAAATTTTGGCCTGAACCTGCTCTACGCTGATGTTTTCACCATCTTCTACACCTTCAGGTGGCCCCCACTTTTCTATTTCTTTAGCCAACGCCTGCAACTTTTTGTCATGCTCATACGCTGACTCCAAGTCTTTTACCTCTATGTCTGCAACGATAATAGCTCTTAGTTTTCCCATTTTAGTAACTCCATAATTAACTAATGCATTGACAGTAATATTTATGAAATGATTTGTAAATAAAAAACACCCCCTGCGGAGCAATCACGCGAGGGGGCAGTTTAAGTGAGGCAAACCTATGAGATGATAGGTGGGTCAACCCTATCAGGTATGTTGTTCGCTGACAAGTATTCTAAATACGGCTGCAAGTGTGCTTCTGAGATCAGGCCCATCTCTACCATCTTGTCTGCCAGCTTACCGCGTATATACATCTCACCTACTGGTTCACCTGCAATGATCCGCTTTGCGTTTATCTGTAGCGTGTCTGGCTTCCACGGGCCGCTGCTTACTGAGCGTGTGGATGCAGATGACATAGACTTAGAAACTGCCGCGCTGATTTCTGCTGATGTAGGCCAAGAGCGAGACTTGTGTGCTTCTTTAAGTTTCAGCATTGCGCGATCCATTGTGCCGCGAATGTGATCCTCA